CCATCTACAGCCACAGCAATACCTACAACTTCACCATTACCTATAATGGCCCCTGAACCCTTACTCTTTAAATCTGGATCTCTTGTCTCTAAGTCAATCGCAATCTCATCTGCTCCTCGAAGATCAGGATACTCATTAGGCATTACCCATTCTGTTTGGACTGTAATCATTTTTTCTTTAAGTCTTTCATTGTTTTAATTTGTAATTCACAATAATGAATTATTTTCTCAAGGTCTTGTATTCCCGCTTTGTCTTTATAGCGACACACATACTTTATAACATTCCCCTGAAAAAAAGAAAGGTCGTTTTTAGAAATAAATTCATAAGGCTGAATATTAAATTTCTTATAATGTGATCCTCCAATTTGTTTATCTTGTGGAAAAGAATCGTTAAATATATCTTTATGTGTCATTGCTACCTCTTTCAAGTTCTTTTAAAACTTCTTCTGAACTACCATTAAATGTAAATATTTCATTATTTTTTTTATAAACAATAAAATATTCTTTTTTTTCTTTTTTTATTTCTATTATTTTCATTTTAATACCTCCATTATGTTAATTACGAAAAATGTTAATGTTATTGTTATTAATATGTCGGACGTTATTATCCTCATAATTGATACCCCTTTCTATTTTTATCTAGTTTTAGTTTATATAAATTGTTACGTGCTCTTGTAGTTCCCACATACCAAACTCTATGTTCTTCATCTTTTTTGTTTTGATTTTGATTAATAGATTTAATTATTTTATCACCCATATCTAAACATAGAATTACATTATCCTGTTCTCCCCCTTTAATAGCATGAACAGTGGATAACCATATTCTTGCAGGCTTTTCTAAATTTTCTTTGTTCTCTAATAAATGCAATAGATATTCTTTGTCATCATCTTCAGCTAATTTAAAAGCTTGAAACCAGTTCTGGTCTGGTTTCCATTTATATTCTCCAGTAAAATCTTTTATATCTTTTATCTCTTCTTCCGCTAATTCTTTACCTTTACACCATGCATTGTAATTATTCATGGCAGTATACATTCTAATTTTTATACTTTTACCTCTATTACTTTCAAAATATAGACCTTTATCAATAAGCATTTTATGTATTTTTAAAAGCTTTGATACTGTTCTAGTTAATATAAACCATTTATTTTTTGTTAAATCTATCTCATCTAAATTATATATGTCTTCACATATACCTTTTTCATTTCTTGGATAATATTTTTTTAATTTTCTTATACCCACTATATTACTTATTGGTATTGTTGATTGTGCCTGCACTGCTTTAGATATTCTTTTAGATCTATTTAAAACTCTTTCTTTTGCGGGTTCTTGTATAAATCTTTTAACATCTGCTCCCGCCCATTCAAAAATAGCTTGATCATCATCACCGGCTAAATATATGTCCTTAGTTTTAGCTTTTAAAATATCATATAGTTTCCATTGTAGAGGAGACAAATCTTGAGCCTCGTCAATAAATACCACATCAAAATTTGGAATTTTATCTGACCTATCAACTAACATTTTAATCATGTCATTGAAATCAAAAAGGTTTTTCTTATCTTTATATACCAGTAAATTATCATGTATGTGTTTTAAAGTTTTCCAATTTACATTTTTTGTATCGTGTTCTTCTAAATCAAATTGTTCTCTTAAACTTACACACCTGTTAACTGCTTTATGTATTATCTGAAAATATGGATTGTCAAAACCAAGATAAAAAGATTCATCACTGTTATATCTATCGTAATATTTAACTTGTAGATTTACTTTTTTACCAAAATCTTCGTAATGGTAAGGCTGCATTACATTATCTTGATTTATATTATCTAAACAATCAAAACCTAATGAATGTAATGTTCTAAAGTAACTCAGTCTTCTAGGTGATACTGGTGACATTCTCTCTTTTGCTTCACCTGCAGCTTTTTTAGTAAATGCAAAATAACCTATTTTATCTAAAGGTGTACCAATTCTAATGTATGCCTTAGCTCTAGATATTAAACGATATGTCTTACCTGTACCTGGTGGACCATAGTATTTATAAATCATACTATTTGATCTTCCCTTTCTATTTTAATAGTTTCTTTTACTTCTTCAGGTTTATCAAAAATAAATAAAGGTATTTTTGCAACTCTTATTGGTTTAAAATATTTTCCATCATCATCTTGACCTGGAAATCTTTTCTGTTTACCAAAGAAAGCTTTCTTATCTTCATCTGTTTCTGAATTGATATCAAATAGTTCATTAGATATCATATAAGATGTTTTCTGTGCATCATACTTCCACTCTTCATTTTTTAATTTGTCAAAAAATTTATCAAATACAAACCATGCAAATTTTTCTTCAACTAAAGGTCTACCACTTTCAAAAGACATGTAACTTGTTGCCTGAGGCCCGTATATATGTTTCTCTAAAAGTTTTTTAAGAACTTCTATTGGACTTGTACCTTCTGCAGGTTCTATAATTTCTATCTTATCTTTAGGACTACTTAATACTTTTAGTATTGTTTTAAATTGTTCTTGTTTAATTGTAGGTGCTATTACTAATGCTTGTTCAAATAATACAGTTACAAATTCATTGATCTGAGTTAATTTATAAGTATTTTTAAAATGAAGTTGAACGTTTTCATTATCCTCATCTTTTACAGTTAATCTCCATTCTGGATTAGGTTTGTAATTTATTTTTTGTAAGTTACTTAGTTCTGGAAAATTAGGTTTACCATCTGATAAAACACCATAAGTTCTTTTAGTACATAAAGCTTTCATACAGTTAGGTGCTAAAAGTGGATCTGTACATGTAAAACCTTTCTTTTGTTTTTCCCAATTTTTTATTTTTGATTTAATATGATCGTCTGTCCAATGTTCATCAAAAGAAAAATACTTTCTACCTGCTTGCAATACCATTTTTTGCCAACTATCAGGATACTTTTTCTTAGCAAACACCATATAGTTATATAAAAAACGATCTCTACCATCAGTAAAAGTCATAACTTCTTTTGTTAATTTTTGTAAACAAGGTGGACCGTCATTAAATTCTTCTCCTCCACCTTTTAATTCTTTTGAAACTATATCTTCTTTTATATATTTAAATGTTTTAGGATCTACTAAATTTAATTTTACAGTCTGTATAAATTTGTCAAATGACATTGTAGTTCCATCTACATCTAAAGCTTTTCTATCATCTCCGTTGTAAGGTAAATTAATAAAGTTTCCATTTGAAAGAGTGCCATCACTAGATCTTAATTGTGTTTGCTTCGGAAAAATTTCAGTACCTTGAGGTAATTTAAATGCAAATAATAATTCTTCTAAAAAATCTCTTATGTCTTTTGCTTTTACCAATCGAGTAGTGAACACATACAAATGTAATCCACCACTCTTGGATAGGATAGGTATGATTGGCAATTCCTTATCTTGAATTATGTCTAAATAAAATTTTCTATCTATTGGATATTTATCTACATCAATTGCACCAAACCTTGCCATACCTTCGTCAGTACACGGTTGTATTCCAATTGATTTAACTCCTTTAATATGATCTTGATAATCTTCATTAGTGACCGGTATCTTAGCCCACTCATGTTTCCACTTTTTCTTCCCTGTTTCCTGATCTATGTATCCGTCTTCTATTTTACAAACACCGTAACTTCTTTGAAGCCCTGTAAAGTATTCTATATATTCTTTCATATGTTCCTATCCATTTGATTTTTTTAAAACGTTCCCAGTCTCCCGGGAACGTCCTAGTTTGGCCAGCATCCCTAAAAGGGAAACTATATAATATCTTCAGATTTTTTTTCAGTTACTTTCTCATACTTAGGTTGATTAAACCCAGTAGATACTTGTTTTTGAAAATCCTGACTTACCTTGTACAAAGATGCATCAGCACTATTAGATATATCTAACATCTTAACCAATGAAGGTTTATAGATAGACCAGTTTTTATCTCCAGCACTTTTTTCAACAGTTCTTAATTTAAAGATTGCTGAATATGCTGCAGGTTGAAAAGAACCTTTGTCATCTGTCATTCTTAAATTAGAAATAAGATTATTAAGTTCTCTTGCTGGTGTAAGATTAGATGATCTCATAGTAATCACTGCTCTTCTAGGTTCACCGTCAAAAAGTGCAAGAACATAAAAGTACATAGTTTTTTCAAGATAGTTACCGTTTGGTAATCTATACTTAATGCCTCTCATCTCCTCTTTTGCATCTGCCGGTGGTGTCAAATGTGTTCCAACAGGTGCTGATGGAGCATCACCTTTTTCTTGCCACTCTGGATATCTAGTTTGCGTATGTGCAACTATAATATCTAAACCTTCTTTACCATCTATTAGTTTTCCAAAACTATTAGAATATATCATTCCAGGTTTTGCACCTTCAACAAACTTAGCGTTTCTTGAATTACATTCTGGTGATAGTTGGTGTAAGATTTTCAGAATCGGTGTTGATACATCATCTGATTTTATCTCCTCTGCACCTTTACCTGAATCGGCTCTAAGGTTTAAAGCAGCTAGTGCACCTGCACTATTTTTCTTAACGACTTGATTTTCCATATTATTTACTCCTATTAGTTATTAGTTTATTTTTTATTAGTAACGCTCGTACTATTTTTTTCATACGAACTAAACAGATCAGAAGGAATCTCAAGATTTTTATCTTTTAAATCCGACATCACTGCAGAGAGTCGAGCGTGGTGAACCTTCTCTTCTTGAGTTGGTTCATATCCACGCTCCCTCGCAAGGCTAGCGTACTCGACAGCCTTGTTATCTTCGCCTTGACCAAATGATACTGAGATATTATTATCTACAATATCACCTAAGCCATTGTCTCGAAGCCATTTGATTGCTTCAGCTTTTTTATCAGCTCTTATTGAAGCAAAAAACCTATTTTTAACTGACAGTTCAGAACCGTCTTTTAATTTTAAAGTTTTTAAATTCATCTTGTCCATTAAGAATGGAATAGTTATTCCACTAATATAATCGTACTGTGATTTTAATTCTTTCAACTTTATTTCTGCTGCTAAAACTTGCGCTCCAGCAGTTTTTAATTGTTCGATCGCCTCTGATAATAAAGTTGGATCAACTATATCAGTTTGATCTGGTGCATCTGTTCTTAAATTTATATTCATAATATATCCTTTCGTAAAAGGTATATAGGATAGTTATATCCGAATGTCAATACTAGTTTTGAAAAATATTTATCTCGATTGGATAATAAGTTTTTTCTTGTCGGTCCCATTTTAACAGTTTAAATTTCCCGTTAGTCATATCAGAAACAATAGAACATGTCACCCCAATAATTGCAGGATCTCCTGATAATAATAGATAATCATCAGTTGTAAAATTTCTTAACTTATCTCTTATTTGAAAAATTAAGGGTCCAGGTGAAAAAATCATTTGTGCTTTAGAAGGTAGCATCACCACAATTTCGCCATACTTTTGCGCACCCATCACATTATATTTCGGTTGACCGCTTTCTCTATCAACAGGAATGTCTTGAACTAAATATACTTTAGAATTATTCTTAGTTATAAAATTTTGCATTTCGTTATATTCTTTTATTTTCATTATTGACTTCTATTCTTTTATGCATTATATACACTTTTAGAAAGAAAAAAGCAAATTATGAACTATAAATTTAAAACTAAGCCGTACGGCCATCAATTAGATGCGTTAAAAGCTTCTTGGGATAAAGAAGTGTTTGCATACTTTATGGAAATGGGTACAGGTAAATCTAAAGTATTATTAGATAACGCAGCAATCCTTTATGATAAAGGTGAGATCAATGCGTTGTTATTAATTGCACCTAAAGGTGTTTATAAAAACTGGTTTGATTCTGAAATACCTACTCATCTTGTAGATCACATAGATAAAAAAATGGTTCTTTGGAAAACATCAGATAAATCTATAAAACAAATTAAAAAATTAAATACTTTATTTGAACCTGGATCTGATCTTCGTATTTTAATTATGAATGTAGAATCTTTTTCCTCAGGTAATGGTTCAGAATTTGCATA